GTCAACTGCTGGCAGTTTACCCGTGCCGTCAAGCTGCACTACGTTGTTGGCACTGGTGCCTACATCCTGTGTAGCAGCAGTACCAAGCCCAAGAGAGGTACGTGCGGTGGCACCAGACTCTGCTACAAAGTTAGCACCATCACCTACGATGAAGCTGCCGTCTGCCGGGGTAAGACCCGCAACATCCGCAAGTTGCGCATCGTAGGCTTGTACATCTGTGCCAATGACAACGCCAAGATTACTCCTAGCAGCAGAGGCAGTAGAGGCAGCAGTACCGCCATCAGCAATGGCAAGGTCAGTAATACCAGAAACGCTTCCACCAGTAATAGAAACATTGTTCGCATCTTGTGTCGCTATGCTCCCCAGTCCAAGTGAAGTCCGTGCAGTGGCACCTGATTCAGCCACGAAGTTGGCCCCGTCACCGACAATAAAGTTGCCATCTGTTACAGCGAGGCCAGCCACATCTTGAAGCTGCTGGTCAAGCCGTGCGTTAGCTACAGTGCCAGTAAGCTGCGATGCGTCGATGCTCTTGTTAGTAAGAGTCTGCGTACCAGTGAGGGTGGCTACAGTGCTATCTATAGCAAAGGTCACAGCATTACCAGAGCCGCTGGTATCAATGCCCATACCACCTGTGAAGGTCATGGTTTCAGTGTCGAGGTCAATCGACAATGCACCGCCTGTGTCAGCTTGGAAGTCTAAGTCTTGTGCAGTAACTTGAGAATCAACATAGGTCTTTACGGCTTTAGCAGAAGGTAGGGTGGTGTCCGTTGCTGCAACGGTGGTCAGGTCAGTGTCGAGTACGCCAGCTTTGAGGTTGTCTACTTCAAGGTTGGATACTGTGTTGTTGTCAGCATCAATGGTTTTATTGGTGAGGGTTTGTGTGCCGGTGAGAGTGGCTACGGTGCTATCAATATTAAAAGTAACACTATTGCCTGAACCAGCAGTATCAATGCCTGTGCCACCAGTAAGCGTGAGACTCTCGCTGTCAAGGTCGATAGACAATGCTCCACCTGTATCTGCGGAGAAGTCGAGGTCTTGGGCGGTGACTTGGCTGTCAACGTACGCCTTGATAGATTGTTGCGTAGCCAGTGCAGTAGCACTGTCGGACGACATAGTATCTTCATCTAGGATATCCGTTACAGTTGTAGTCGGCATCGCAATGCTATCTACGTATGCAACACCGTCAATATACAGGTCTTTGAACTCTGCCCCAGATGCACCCAAGTCAACGTCATTGTCAGTTACAGGAACAATGACACCATCTTGGAAACGAACTTGTTCAGTGGACACAGAAGCTACATCAACAAAGACGCCGACACGATTGTTAGTGTCATCAACTACGACTTTGTTAATTGGGGTGGCAACACCGGGGTCGCCAATCAATCCAATGACCGGACCTTCGGCAGCAGTGCCATCGTGTTTGTGACCAGTGGTGTTACTAAATACGTTTACAAGCTGATCGAACTCTGTATTAGTGTCAGACGCTTGAATAATATCACCGTCAGTGTAATTTGATTGTCTGGTGTAGCCCGACATTACCTTCTTGCTCCTGCATTGTATTCGAGTTGAAAACCCTTAAGTGAGTACGACGCTGATGCACCCCTGTCATTTACTCGAAGGGCTATCGCAAACCCTGAACCTTCAATAGACTGTCTTACAAGTGGGTCAGTTTGTCCGCCATAGGTGGCTGTTCCGTAGGTAGACATGCCGTATACCGCCGCTACTGTAGATGTGTCAAACGGGTATGCAGCGGGTCTGGGCGCGTTAGGTGCCTCATAATCGTAGCGCACAAATAGATCAGCACTTACTGTAGACTCAGGCGCGTAATTGATAATAATACGCTGAAAGGTTTTACGAAGTCCTGCGTCCCCTAAAGAGAGGTCGGGAGAACGATACTTCCCGTTAATTACATGGCCGTCGAAATCGTCACCATTTTCTTGTATATATACATAGCCGTCATACTCGCCGTGCAGTACAGTGATTTCACCTGCGTCTATAATAAAGTCT